TCGTATTGGCGAGTTGGATCGTGAGGGTGCCAATATTGAGCGTCTTCTTACTAGTGGTGTTGGGATCAATGCTGAAGGTGGTGAATTCCTTGAGATCATTAAGAAGATGGTTTTCCAGGGAAAACCTTGGAACGAAGACAACAGGGAGCACCTGATCATTGAACTAGGTGACATCATGTGGTATGTTGCTCAAGCAACACAATCACTGGGTATCAGTATGGAAGAAGTGCTAGATACAAATATCCGTAAGTTGTCGAAGCGTTATCCTGATGGAACCTTTGATGCTTACATGTCTGAAAACCGTGCTGCTAACGACCGATAAAAACTATGTCTTGTAATTTAAGAGAAAAAACTCTAGTTGCTTTGCGTAACAATGCTCTTGGTAACATTGATAAAGCAAAAGTAAACGTAGAAGTATACCTACACAATCCTGTAGGTATTGGCGAACACCCTGATGTTCTCGGTGCAATTCAAGAACAACTTGATATCATTGCACATGAAGAAGAACGTCTTGAAGTCCTTAATAAACATTTTTCTGATCACCCCTAATGAAATTTACTCAAGAAGATCTCTGGGAAACTATTGAGGTACTTGGATGGCAACCAAACGATGATATTCACATTGAGATTGGTGGCACCTCTGTCTATATGATTGATGGAGATGGTACAAAATGGGCACCAGTCAAAGGCACCCGCAAGTATAATAAGGATGCGTTCATTGTAATCAAGAACCGATCCCGTGATCCTGTTATCCCATCACAAGCACCTAAAAATGAAGACTAGATTTATCTTATTCACTAAGGATAGTTGTGGTCCTTGTGGTTTGGTTAAGCGATATTTTAAAGCACTAAAAGATGAGCGAACAAAACTCATCGAAGAAGTTCAACTCGAAGATTTCAGTGATGAACCAATCCCAGAAGAGAACCTTGCTATCGCCAGAAAATATAATATCACTGCTACACCAGTCCTTATTATTATCGATGAAGAAGGAGAACTACTTGAAACTTACTCAAGCGGTATGCCAATCACTCAAAACATCCGTAAACTCTGGGCAAAATACGAAGTATAAATACAACCTCCCTCTAAATACTTAGACGGGAGGTTTTTTCATATGAAAGCAGGAGACTTTTTCAGGAACAATGCAAGGTATCTTGATCGTATGGATACCTTCTTTGATAAAGCAATGGGTCGTAATGGAAAGGAGAACCGTTTTGCAACAGACATTGGTATTGTAGAAGTAGCAGGTTTTACTACTACCACAAAAAATGCTGCTAAAAAATATGTAACATCAAAATTTCAAGACTTCGCTTCCATCAAAGGGAATGCTAGTAAAGAAAATTCTGCGAAGATGTTATTTGACATGGTGTGCAGGCAAGGTCTTCGTGGACAAAACAATATTGAATTTACTTGTAACTTCCCTGCTGGTAAAAATGTACCAAGAAGAATATCAAGTACAGACATATACCTAGATCTTAATGACTTCACGAAGACACATGAGTTTGGTGGTCAACAGAAGGGTGGCAAGAAAGTCAACATGGGTAATCAGTATGAGGATGATCTTACCCAGGCGCTAATCGATTACTGTGCTGGTCAACCAGTTAAAAAGTATCAAGCACATGTAGAACAAATTGTTGGTGAACTTACTAAAGCATATGGTGAAGCACCAACTGAAGCAATTGGTGAGGGTGGTAAAAATCAAAAACGTCCTCTAGTAAAGAAAGCAAACAATATTATTATCTCTGCAGGTGGTGCAACCACAAATAATATTGGTTCAACTCTTACAGATATTACATTGAAGATTGGTGGAAAACCAGTATACTTGTCAGTCAAATTTGGCAGCACTCTATCTTTCTTTAACTGTGGTGTTCGTAGTAGTGGTAAAGATAAGTTAGCATTGTTCCCAGAAGGGAAACTAAAGAATGGTGAGATCCCTGACGACGGTCAAAAATATCTAGATATGTTTGGTATAGATAGTCAGAAGTTTCTAGATGTATTCGCTAACTATGGCACTACTAGTGGTCCTACAGTAGAAACACATATTGAAAATAGAACCTTATCTGCATCTGGTAAACAAGCGTTACAAAATCTGATCAAGAGTGGTGTTGGGTATGGGTATTGGATGTGCCATTACACTGGAACCGATCTGAAGTTTTATGAAATTGATCAAGACTACATGAACAAAGCTGCTAAACTGGTCGGAAATTCTGTAGAGATCAACTACGGTGGTGCTGGCGGTAAAGGCAAGCGTATTGACATGCTCTTTGAAACTGAGTTGTACGAGTTCAAGTTCAACATCAGGAACAAGCAGGGTGGCGTCTATCCTACCCACACCAATGGAGATTACTACAAAAAGTAATGGCAAACATTAAGCAACTCAAACACTTAGAACACCTGGAAGATGAGATGCTCAACTATGGAGTTGAGGGTTGTAAGGCAGCAGTGTCGTTCTTGAAAGAACTTCGTAAGATGCTTGGACATCAGGAGAGTGCTGGTTTCATGCAAACAAAATGGGATGGTGCTCCATCAGTTATTTGCGGCACAGATCCTCAGACAGGGATGTTTTTTGTTGGCACTAAATCTGTATTCAATAAGACTGATCCTAAACTTTGTTATAGTGAAGAACAGATCAATGGGTGGTATGAAGGAGACCTAGCAGAAAAACTCAAGTTCTCTCTGAGATATTTTTCACAACTTGGTATAGAAGGTGTAGTTCAGGGAGACCTTTTGTTTACATCTGATATTAGAAGAGAGACTATTAATGGAGAACAACTGTATACCTTCAGACCAAATACGATTACTTACGGTATACCCGTTGACCATCCAATCGGAAAGAAAGCAGGTAAAGCAAAGATTGGTGTGGTATTTCATACACATTACACTGGTGATGTAATTGCTGAGATGCAAGCAAGAGCAGGTGCAAAGGTAAAAGGATCTGATGAAGCTCTTGTAGTTGAAAATGATACACCAATGCACCGTGTTGGTTTCTCTCGCGCAGAGATGAGTGCATTTGATAGGCACATCTCTAAGATAGAACGTATGTGTCAGATCTGTGGTGATTTCCTGGATGAGTTGGTTACTAAATCAGGAACTACTGGTGATGCTAAGTTTCATATTGCAACATATCTAAAGCAGTTCTTTAACAATGAGATTAAGAACGCTCGTAATATTGGAAACATAGATGAAGCAATGTATGACATGCTCAACTTCTATGGTGCAAAGATGGATAAAGAACTTGCAAAGATCAAGACAGTTGCTAATAGAACAAAGAAGTGCAATTTAGTTTATGGAAGTCAAAACTATGTTGTAGATAATGTCTATAAGTTCAAAGCAATGCTTGCACTGTACAAAGAACTACAAGCAGTGAAGCAAATGGTTATAGATAAACTAGATCATCTAGAAGAATTCAGGACATTTGTCCAGACAGACAAAGGATATAAGATCACAACTCCTGAAGGATATGTTCTGCATAAAGATGGAAGCATGATCAAGTTTGTTAACCGTCTTGAGTTTGCATACAATAACTTCACTCTTCAGAAGCAATGGCGTTAGATTGTAATACTTGCTACTTTACTTTTGGTAGGTTTCAACCACCAACTACAGGACACAAAGATAACTTTGCTGGTGTAAAACGTGCTGCTGGTCAGCATGACTATCGCATCTACATCTCACAGACTGTAGACAAGAAAGGTAGTAATCCATTGCCACCTGATCGTAAGAAATTTTATATGGAAAAGATGTTTCCAGAACATAAAGGTAAAATCTTTTCTGGTCCTAAACAACCTGTAGCAATCTTGCAAGATTTAATGATGGCAGGTTATAATGAAGTGGTATTTCTTGTAGGTTCTGACAGGGTTGCTGCCATGCAGTTCCTCCATAAATACAACGGAACTGAGTTTTCATTCAGAAAGATTGATATTCAATCCTCTGGAAGTAGAGACGCTGATGGTGATACCTTTGCCATTTCTGGAACGAAGATGAGACGTGCAGCATTTGCTAGCAACTTTGAAGCTTTCAGGAAAGGTATTCCTAGAACATTGAATGACCGTGATTGTCGTGCTCTAATGAATGAGATTAAAGCGGCACTACCAGATAATTATAAATGAAGGATTTTAAAAAATTACGAGAAGAAGCACTGCGTCAACAGCAACGTTACGATGAAATCTTTAAAGAAGGTGATGCTGTCATGTCTGCTCGCACTGGAGACAAAGGATACATCCACAGAGCAGGTGTTAACTATGTCATTATGATTACCGATGATGGTAACATGTTACGTGAGTGGATAAAGAACATTAGATCTATAAATAATACGAGAAGAACTTCCCTTTTGAACGATGAAGAAACCAGATCCAATTAATAAAGTAAAGCACCAGGATGAGTTTTCGTCTGGTTTGATGGAGCAGTACGGTAAGTGGATGGGTGGCGATTGCTTCCAGAACACAAACTATCCAGATCTTCATCTCTCTGAAGCACCATTCGATGGAATGGATCCACAGTCCAACGGTGCTGAAATTGAGCAGACTTCTATCAAAAAGAAGGAAGCAAAGAAACCATCTGCTAAAGCACAACTCGCTGCTAATGAAGAAGTTCTAGAGCGTGAAGAGTTTGAAGTTGATGGCGAGACATACATCCTAGAGAAGAAGAAAGGTCTAGACGGCAAGGCATGTTGGAAAGGATACAAACTTGCTGGTACTAAGAAGAAGGGTGGTAAGACAGTTGACAACTGTGTCAAAGCAGGTGATGAAGTAACCCATGAGGGTGAAGCACTTGCAGAAAAGAAACTAGATCCAGTTGGCAAGGAAGATAAGGACATCGATAACGACGGTGACCACGACAAGTCCGACAAGTATTTACTTGCACGTCGCAAGAAAGTCGGTAAAATTCTTGCAATGAAGAAAAAGAAATGAAATCGTTCAAGCAATTCCGCGAAGAGTGTGGTTGCAAGGATAAAGAGAAAAAACCCAAGTCAAAGAAAAAAGGTAACGTAGAAGTCATGCCCTCTATCCCTGATGGACAGAAGGGTATGACCACCAAACCAACAAACGAAAGTGTATTTGCTGGTAATTATCAAGGTCCCCTTTATGCTAGACATCCTGATCTCGTCCTTGCAGAGAAAGCAGTCTCAAAAAAGCAACAGAAATTCATGGGTATGGTCCGAGCTGCTCAGAAGGGCGAGGGAGCGTCGTCGCCTGAGGTTGCCAAAGTTGCTTCCAGCATGAAGAAGGGCGATGTAAAAAAGTTTGCATCGACTAAGCATAAGGGATTACCAGAAAAGAAAGTTAAAAAAGAATCATTTGAAGGTGGTGTTCAAAAGGCACGCCGTGACTATCGTTCTGGCACCTTGCTAACTTTTAAACAGTTCGTTGCAAAACTAACTGATATTTTGGATGAGTGGGAGAAATAAATAGTTCTTGCACTATGCTGTAAGATCATGTTAGGATTTCTACTCCCACTTGCATCGAAGATTATTTCCGATGCCGTTGCTAAAATTCCTGAGAACGAGGAACTTGGCGAACAACTAATCAAAATCTGTATTGTCATTCTTAAGAAGGCAGTTGCTTTGACTAAGACCGATATGGATGACAAACTTCTAGCGGTTGTTGAGCAAGCAATCCAGAAGCGCGAAGAAGCCTGAGATATAAATAAATCTTAGATAATAGTAATATCGGAGCACACGTCAATGTCCCTTTACGGAAGAACTGACAGCAATGCAAACAAAACCAAAGCTGGTGTGGGCATTGCTGCGTCGTCGCAAACAAAAACTGTTGTCTTTGTCGATAAGACTGAGGCACAACTGAACGAAACCAGATCCCGTGGTATCACTGGTCCTGGTTGGTGGTCGTATTTCACATATACTGATGCTGATGGTAACACTCGCCATAAGGCAGAGCAACTAGTCAACATCCAGAACCCTGATCTCAACTCTAATGAGACACAGAGTGATGACACCATCGCAGCAGATGTAGCATCCGCAGTAACTATCGGTACACAACCTGCTAACTCCACATCTTCCTCTGGTGCTGGTACATTTACTCTCAGCACTTCCACAACAGGAACACCTGGAGCACTTGCATATCAGTGGCAGCGTCAAACTGCAACTGGTAAGCGTTGGACTAATATCACTGCTTCTCTTGACACAGGTATCACCTACGCAAACTTCACTACTGCAACTCTTGGTTACAGTGGTCTTGCTGGCGATACCCTTGACGGAACTAAGTTCCGCGTTAAGGTTACCTCCGCTGGTGGTACTGAAGAAGTCATCTCTGATGGTGCTGCAACACTAACCTTTGGTTCATAATTTGAATGAACATTAATGAATTGACGCCAGACAACTGGCTCTTCTTCGCTATTCAAAACTATAACAACCCGTCGTCCGTTACTTATTCAGACTTTGAAGAAGACTTAAAGAGATTTAAGTATATCAAAAGACTGTTGAAGAGATATGAGACGACGGGTGAACTAAAAACACATCTCATTTTAAATCATGTGATTGTGTTGTATAATGTTTTTGATGAAGCAGCAACTCCGTTGCTATTTTATAAAACAGAGGCAACACATTGGCGTCAAATTAAGGCGTTTATGTTGTTTCTAAATAGATTACCACCCAAACTTACAGAGGATGTTGACGAGGAATGTCTGAAAGAACTGAACCTAATCTAAATGAAATGATCAATTCTGCTGGCGATGGTTCTGGTCTCCAGTTACCACCCGCTTTTGTTATGGTAAATCCTAGACAACATCGTAAGTATAAGAAGGGTAATCAAGATAAAGTTGATGGGCGCACTAAAGGTGCCCGCTCTCTCTTCGACCGTATCCAACGTAGAAAAATGAAAGAAGAAACAAACGTAACCGAAGCTCTGTCTACAGATACTGAGAGAGCACAAAAGCAGATTGCCCAGGGTAAGAAACTGGGTCGTCAAAAAGATCTCCAGAAAAAACGTGGAGAAGCAAAAGAAAAGATGATGCGTAAATCCAAAGAAATGGATACGCTCATGAAAGCACGTCTGTCCGACTTTAAGAAGAAGGCAGCAACTCAAACTAAAAAATTAAAACGTGAAGAAACTGATATGAAAGAAGTGACTTTGACTGAAAACCAAGATGTAGTACAGGTTGCACTAGATGTAGCAACTGCTGAACTTAACCCACAGGGCGAAGGATCTTTCGCTAAGATCCAGTTCGCTGATGGTGGTGTACAAAACCTAGATAACTTCTCTGCTAAGCGTATTGCTGCTTGCTACGCGCAGTTGGATGATACCCACAAGCAGCAATTCCAATACATGTTGAATAAGGACGCTTCGACCTATCAATCTGCACTGGATTTTGCAATCAAAAACGTGTAGAAATGGCATTCGGTCTAGGTAAATTGGCGGTCCTTGAAAGTAAGCTCAACATTTATGAAGACCTATCTCAACAGATGCTCGATAAACTTGAAAAAGCAGTCGGGACTATCTCAGATAACAGTAACAAGATTGCTGTCATCTTAGAGCGCCATGAAAATCGCCTAGACGAGAGTGAACGAACGGATAATCTCATCATCAAAATGATTGATGAGTTAAAAGAACAAGAAGAGAAGAACCATAAAATTCTTCACGAGAGAATAGATAGAATACAAAAGAAAGTTGACAGCAATCAAAAATTTGTTGTCGGTGCTGGCGCTGTCCTAGCAACTCTAGTGACAATAATGCAAGTGGTTCCCCCAGTTGTTCGTGTGTTGACACCAAAGACATCTGCTGCTAATATATCTGCAGTAGTGATGCCAGTTAGTGAGTTTTCTTGACGTTAAATTTATACAACTAGTATCCCCTCGCCTTACTCTTTTCACCCGTAAGAAGGCAGACCTGTATAATTTCAGGTGTCCTTACTGTGGTGATAGTCAAAAGAGAAAGAACAAGGCAAGGGGATATTTGTTTAAGATCAAGAACAATTTTACCTACAAATGTCATAATTGTGGCGTAGGTAGATCGCTTGCTAATTTTTTAAAGGATCAAGACACACATCTCTATGAACAATATATCATGGAGAAATTCAAAGAAGGTAAGACTGGCAAGGGAACTGCTACACCCAGTCCAAAATTTGATTTTAAAGAACCAAAATTTGTTAAAAGAGATACCGATTTAGAGAAGATTTCTTCGCTAAATAATTCTCACCCAGCACGAGTTTATCTTGAGCAACGTGGCATCGAAGACCTTGATTACTTCTACTACTGTCCCAAATTTAAAGAGTGGACAAACAAACAAAAGAAGACATTCGATACCCTGAGACAAGATAGTCCTCGTATTATTATCCCATTCAAAGATAAAGCAGGAAACCTCTTCGGTTACCAAGGCAGATCGCTCGCCCCTAAGGCAAAACTAAGATACATCACGATCATGCTTGACGAAGATCAACCTAAGATCTTTGGTATGGACAGAGTAAACACAGATGAACCCATTTATATCGTCGAAGGACCCTTCGACGCGACATTCATTAAAAACTCGGTTGCTATGGCTGGGTCCGATGTTGATATTCGGACGTTTGGTTGGAGCAATCATATTTGGATTTTTGATAACGAACCACGTAACCGAGAAATCGTCTCCAGAATCTCCAAAGCAATTAGTAGAGGAGATCAGGTAGTCATCTGGCCAAAAAATATACAACAAAAAGACATCAATGACATGCATCTCGCTGGACATGATGTGCAAACTCTGGTACAATCAAACGTTTACCAGGGACTACAAGCAACCCTCAAATTTAACGATTGGAAAAAAGTATGACAAACGGGCACGGTAACATTAAAGTTCGCAAGCGTGATGGGTCTCTGACCGCCCTCGACCTTAACAAGGTACACAAAGTAGTAGAGGAAGCTTGCGAAGGGTTAGGAAGCGGTGTAAGCGCCTCTCAGGTTGAAATGAATTCTGGTCTCCAATTCTTTGATGGGATTGAAACAAAAGACATTCAAGAAATTCTAATTAGATCTGCTAGTGACTTGATTAGTTTGGAGACACCTAACTATCAGTTTGTTGCTGCTCGTCTACTTTTGTATGGCGTCAACAAACAAGTGTTTGGACCTGATTGGGTGCAAGGATATCCTTCTGTGTTAGACCATGCTTACAATTGTGTATCAAAAGGTGTGTATGACGGTTCCATTTTAGATAAGTATAATTATGAGGAGTGGTCCAAGATCAATTCTTGGATTGACCATGGACGTGATGAGTTATTTACTTACGCTGGTCTTCGCCAGGTAGTAGATAAGTATCTCGTTCAAGATCGCAGTTGTGGTGAGATGTATGAGACACCTCAGTACATGTATATGATGATCGCTGCCACTCTCTTCCAAAACTATCCAATGGAAACGAGACTGGAGTATGTCCGAAAATACTACAACGCAATCAGCAAGCACAAAATCAACATTCCCACACCTATCATGGCGGGAGTGCGAACTCCACTTCGACAGTTTGCTAGCTGTGTTCTTGTTGATGCTGATGACACCCTCGATAGCATCTTTACTTCTGACATGGCTATTGGCAGATACGTTGCACAAAGGGCGGGTATCGGTATCAACGCGGGTCGCATCAGGGGTATCAACAGCAAAATCAGAGGCGGAGAAGTTCAACACACAGGTGTTGTACCATTCCTCAAAAAGTTTGAAGCAACTGTCCGATGCTGCACTCAAAATGGCATTAGAGGTGGATCAGCGACTGTCCACTTCCCAATCTGGCACCAAGAAATCGAAGACATCCTAGTCTTAAAGAACAACAAAGGAACAGAAGATAACCGTGTCAGAAAACTCGACTACTCAATTCAAATCAGCAAACTCTTCTACGAGCGTTTCATCAACAATGAGGACATCACCTTATTCAGTCCTCACGATGTCCCAGGTTTGTACGATGCTTTTGGGACTGACGCTTTTGATGATCTCTATAGGACTTATGAACTGGATGGATCTATTCCGAAGAAGACTATTGGCGGTCAAGAACTTCTTCTCGATCTACTGAAAGAGAGAGCAGAGACTGGTCGTTTGTACATCATGAACATCGACCATTGTAATGATCACTCGTCCTTTAAGGACAAGGTTAATATGAGTAATCTATGCCAAGAGATTACACTTCCTACCACACCACTAGAGCACATCGATGGTGGTGGTGAAATTGCTCTCTGTATCTTGTCTGCTATTAACGTAGGTAAGATCACTAAACTGGATGATCTAGAAGAACTCTGTGATCTAGCAGTTCGTGGTTTGGAAGAACTCATTGATTACCAAGAGTATCCTGTTGCTGCTGCTAAAAAGAGTACGCTAGCACGTCGTTCTCTGGGTATTGGTTATATCGGATTGGCACATTACCTAGCAAAACAAGGAGAACACTATGACGATCCACACGCCTGGAAAATCGTTCACCAGTTGTCTGAAGCTTTCCAGTATTATCTACTCAAGTCAAGCAACGCAATTGCAAAAGAAAAAGGAGCATGTGAATATTTCGATCGCACCAAGTATTCAGATGGTATCCTCCCAATCGACACTTATAAACGCGACATTGACGAGTTCTGTGGAACGGAGTTGAACTATGATTGGGAAAGTCTTAGAGTATCTATCACCACCCACGGTCTCAGGCACTCAACATTGTCTGCTCAGATGCCATCAGAAAGCAGTTCCGTTGTGTCAAACGCAACAAATGGAATTGAACCACCTCGAGCCTTTCTGTCCACTAAGAAAAGCAAAAAGGGACCGCTCAAACAAATCGTTCCTCAGTATGGTAGTCTCAAGAATAACTACACTCTTCTATGGGACATGAAAGACAACGATGGTTACATCAAAGTTGTCGCTGCTATGCAAAAGTTCTTTGACCAGGCAATCTCTGGCAACTGGAGTTACAATCCAGAGAACTATGAGAACAATGAAGTTCCAGTTTCTGTTATGGCAGGTGATCTTCTAAAAACATACAAGTATGGTTGGAAGACTTCTTATTATCAAAATACATACGATGTCAAGAGTGATGAACCACAACTAACAGAGGAGAAGAAAGAATCAATCGAAGACTTACTTACCCAAATTCTACAAACCGAGGAAGAAGATTGTGACAGTTGCAAAATTTAGAACAGACGGCGAACCAATGAGTAGTAACGTTGAAGGAATGACAGTGTTTAATACAGACAACACTGTTGACAGTACAAAACAAAAGATGTTCTTTGGACCGCCTTTGGGCGTCCAAAGATACGATAAGTTTAAGTATCCTGTATTTGATAAGTTGACACAATCACAACTTGGATACTTTTGGCGTCCTGAAGAGGTATCGCTGCAAAAGGATCGCGCAGATTATCAAGTTCTAAATGAAGCACAGAAGCATATTTTTACCTCAAACCTCAAGTATCAGATCCTCCTTGACAGTGTACAAGGGCGTGGTCCTGGGATGGCTTTTATGCCTTACTGTTCACTACCTGAACTTGAAGCTGCTATGAATATATGGCAGACCATGGAGATGATCCATAGTCGTTCATATACTCACATTATCAAGAATGTATATGCAGACCCTACTGATGTCTTTGATCACATTCTAGACGACGAGAAGATCCTCTCACGAGCAAAGTCTGTTACTGCAGCATATGATGAGTTCATTCAGTGTGCTCAGGTGTATGGCACAGGTAATATGTGGCGTGATGAGTGGAGAGGATCACCTACATCCCAATGGGAAATCAATGACCTTAAACGAAAACTATACAGAGCGGTTGCGAATGTCTATATCCTTGAAGGAATTAGATTTTACGTCTCGTTTGCTTGCTCTTTCGCCTTTGGCGAACTTAAACTACTGGAAGGATCTGCCAAGATCATCGGACTTATCGCGAGAGACGAAAGTCAACACATGACCATCACTCAGAACATTCTGAACAAGTGGCGTGACGGTGATGATCCTGAGATGGTAGAAATTGCTAAGCAGGAAGAAGAGAATGTCTATCAGATGTTCCGTGATTGTGTCGAAGAAGAAAAATCTTGGGCAGAATACCTGTTCAAAGATGGTTCTATCATCGGTCTCAATGACAAACTGCTTGCTAAGTATGTTGAATGGACTGCAAATCGTCGTCTGAAGTCTATTGGACTGAAGGCAATCTTTGACACTCCTATCAGCAACAACCCACTACCATGGACAGCACATTGGTTGTCTTCTAAAGGTATGCAAGTAGCACCACAGGAGACTGAGGTTGAGAGTTACTTGATTGGTAGCATCAAACAAGACGTTAAGAAGGATACGTTTGCTGGATTTAAACTATGAGAATTATTGATGATGTGATGCCTACAATTATGCAGCATCAATTACATGAAATGACAACTAATACTGATTTTCATTGGTCATTTCTTAATGATGTTACCTTTTACAAAGATGATTTAGCAAACACGATGAATAAACCTAGAATTCCTGGGTTTAGTCATGTAGCATTTAACGAGTATCGACCACAGACTGACATTATGAATTACATGTCTAGTATGGTACTATGCATGTCTGAAAAAGCAGGTACAAATCCTGCTCAATTATTCAGAGTAAAGTTTGGTATGTATTTACCAATAAAAGATGCACCACTACATAACAATATACATACGGATATGAAATATCCTCACACAGTATGTCTATATTATGTTAATGACGCTGATGGCGATACTTTTTTCTTTGATAAAAACAGAGAAATTGTAGATAGAGTTACTCCAAAGAAGGGAAGAATGGTTGTCTTCGATGGACTGACATTACATGCTAGTTCGATGCCATCTAAAGACTACAGAATTTCTCTAAATTTAGGTTATGCAGATCCTAGACTGGTTCAAAAAGTATGACGAAAAATTCTTTGCCTGGTTGGAAGGTAAGAGCTCTTCAAGACCCATCAGTAAACGAAAAACAAGCGAGGATAATCATGGACGGACCAAAGTGTCTGACAGACGCATGGTTCCTCCAAGCAATGAAATTCAAATACCAGACCCATGGGATTAATGATCGATGACCTGGCAAATATTATACGCAAACATCAAAAAACTCTACCTAATGTAGAACCACTTGATGTTGATGATGAATTTGCAGAGGTATATAAGGACACTGAAGATGGAAATCTCAGTATTAAGAACGAAATGTTCAGTTGCACAGGACTTCGTAAGGTACACCTAGAAACTGCAACGCTAGGTAAGTTAGATATCTTACACTGCATCTGGTATCCAGATCCAGAGTTCAATTTGCCTATTTTTGGTGCAGATATTGTCGCTAATAATAATGTTTGCAGTGCCGCTATCACAGACATCTCTCCTGTAGATGGTATCGGACACTCAATCTATGAAGAGATTGCAGATATCAGCAGATATTATGGATTTAAGCATAACAGAGACATCCCACAGTGGGGTGAAATTTTCTCTCCTTACTGTAAGTTTGCCAGACTGGAAGACGATGAAGATAGAGAGAATTTTTGCCACGTTGTTAACGAATATCTAGACACATTTGTCAGTGCTGTATGGCGATCTACTATTAATTACAATAGAGCAGACGAAAGGTACGATGCACAGATAAACTACTGTAAAAAACAGAAGTTGAATGATAAAACTAGACGTATTCTTGCCAATTATTTTGGTGACAGGTGGGCAGATTTATACATCAACGAAGTGTTATTTGATGAACCATAAATAATCGCAGTTCATACATGGGACAGTGGTTGATTATGAAAATCCGTGGTTACTTGGAGGATCACCTTTTTTATCTGAGAACATTGACGGTATGTACGGTTTTGTCTACAGGATTACTAATCTACAATCAGGCAAGCAGTACATCGGTCGAAAATATTTCTGGCAAAAAAGAAAACCAAAGGGTGGAAAGCGAAGGGTCACTTCCGAAAGTGATTGGAAGCGGTATTATGGGTCATGTCCAGAACTCAAGGACGACATCAAAGAATTTGGTAAAGAAAATTTTAGTAGAACCATACTCTCCGTCCACGAGACCCCAGGACGAACAAACTATGAAGAAACAAGACAACTTTTTCTTCACGACGTTCTGACAAAAGCACTTGACAACGGCGATCCCGCCTACTATAATTCCAATATCCTCGGACGTTACTACAGGAAAGACTATTTTGATTT